TTCCACCAACGCATTGCATGCGCATTACATCTATTGGCTTTACTATGTTCTAATTTTGTATACTGCTCTGCTTTGGGCAAGAATTCGTTCCACCAACGCATTTCATAAGCAGTACAATCTTTTGCTCTACTATGTTGTGCTTTTGTATACTGCTTCTCATTCGGATACACAATATTAAATTCTCTCATTTCTTTTGCTGTCATGTTATTCTCCTAGATTAATTTCTTCTATAGTATATTGTTCAGCATTAGGTAGATCCCTATTCCAATAACGCATCATACCACTTGGCTTTACTATATTGTTTCCTGATAGGGTTATCTGCACTAAGTTATTCCCAAAGGCGATCGTATTCAGCATATTCTTCAGGGGTGTAGCATTCATCTCCTGTAGCTATTTCATCCCAATCCCACATTTCGGTCTCACCACGATTATCCGACTCTTTGTGGTCTTTTTTTACGTATTGTTCGGCATTAGGAAGTTCTTTATTCCAGCAAGTTATTTCAAATGCGCAGAACTCATCAGAATTGCGGTGTTCTTCTTTTGTATACTGTTCAGCATTGGGAAGTTCTCTATTCCAATACCGCTTTTGTACTGCATCACAATCCGCATTTTTGCTATGTTGTGCTTTTGTGTATTGTTTTTTATCTGGATTTGCAACATTCCACCAAAGCATTTCAAAAGCATTACAACCTTCTGCTTTGCTATGTTGTAGTCTTGTATATTGTTTCTTGTTAGGGTTGTTTACATTAAACTCCCTCATTTCCTGTGCAGTCGTAGTATTCTCCTGTGTTGGTTTTGCTGTTAGTTTTGTCGTCATGTTATTCTCCTGTATTAGCTTTGTCATCTCTAAATTGCACGTTCTTTATTAAACGTGGCTTATCCTTTTCTCCTAAAGACATTTTTTTAAATGTAACCCACCTGTTTAAATAAGTTTCTCTTTCTTTCCACATTTTTGTATAATCATATAGAGTCAACCCTATAGGTGGTCTACATTTAGTTATGGTTCCGTCTTCTAGTAGAATGTCAAAGCCCCCAAGCATTTGAGTTTCTTTATATGCGTCTATTGTATAGACTGGAGCTAGCTCCCCAAATACATTACGTTCTCTAGGTACACCGGTTTTCAATTCACGCCGTGGAAAATACCCTATAATTTTAGCATCTAGGGTGTCCAGATATTTAAATTTAAAAAATGTACGCTCTTTAACTGTAGCTCTTCCATGCTTATATTGACTATTTGCATTTCTTAAGATAAACCCCTCATGCTTTCCATCATTATAAGTCTTAATAAGTTCTGTAAATTGAGCGTAGTTAGTTAAAGGGCGTTGCTGAATCATTGTAAAGATAGGGACTAGCTCTTCCAAGTGTATATACTTATGCCGTATCTGTAAGAACGTGGCAAAGGGTGAAGCAAAGTAATCCCATTCTGCTTTTGGTAGTATCTCAATGCACCTGAATTTCATTTGTTCAGGTACTGAATTACGTTTTGCACTTTTCCATGTTAAGTGTTGAGAGCATGGGATAGTTGGGTCACAGAGTTCACCGTCAAATACTAGGTTGTGCCGTTGGGAGTAGTCGCATAAAGGTTGCAACGCCAACCGTAGAGCAGGGTTGTTATAAGTTTCCTTGCCTGAAGAGGATAAGACCTTGCCATCCATTATGATAGTTCGTAGTCCGTCGTATTTAATGGAGGCGTACCATTGAGTGTCTTGGTTGAAAAGGCTATCCGTATCAATATCCTCTTCCAATAACTTGTTCGGAGCTTTCATTATTTTTAACATGGTGTTTCCTCTAGTTTTATATCATAGTAGTTATTGCATTCTTTAGGTAAGGTTACTGCGTAAGAAGCCATAGGAGTATCTGCACGGTGAAAGAAGTCTTGGTTGCGTACCCAACAAGTTCTCTTTTTTATCGGCGTAAAGATAACCCGTATTCTTGGTGCAGTAGCTTTGTGCTTTCCTTGTAGTATAGCAATAAAAGAGGAAGGGACTACATTCCCGTGCTTATCTTCATACATAGCTGTCCTTTGGTTGTGCGTTAATACATATATCATTTTAACTCCAATGGTGAATACTTATTCCGTTGACCTGAATGTTAAACTTGTGTGTACCGTCTCCCCACTGCTCTATGATTGCATTACATAAGCCTGTGGGTATGGCTCCGATTCCTAGCGTGCCGATTTGTAGCCAGCCGTTGCCACGCCTATACAAGTCCTTGCCCTTATAGGCTCTTATTTGTGTAGTGAAGAATCCTGCTTCGTCCTTGACTAGGGTAATAGCTTTTATCTGTGGCTGTATGGTATGGGGTAAAGTGTATCTACCTTTGTGCATATAGCCTAGTTCTGTTTTAGTTAGTTGTAATGTAATCAAAATGCTATACCTTTCAGTTTTTTAATTTTTCGGGATGGAAAAAAACCTTGACAAAATCGCTCACTTAGAAGAATTAGACACTTAGAAGCACCCCCCCCCTTGTGGCATTTGAAAAAAGTATATAAGAAAAAATTACTTATTTTACTAACTGGGGCACTCACTTTGCCCTTGAATTTGCGGGCTTTTTTTGCCCATTTTTGAGAGTTAGACACAGTTAGACTAATTTGCGAAACCCGAAAAATTAAAAAGGGTGAATTTTTCATAAGTACACCACGCGGGTCAATTGTTTGGCTTTCCACCGTGTGAAGCTAGTAGAGGGCACAGGCACAGTGTTGTCTGGTTTTATCGTTTTGATATGGCGTGGCAGAAGATTTAAGAAAGCTATTTGTTCCGAAGTTAAAATGGGGTAAAAAGCTAAAGGCTGAACGTCGGGAATATCAATATCAAGAGTGGCAATGGTGTGGCTTGCGTACGGGGACACCGCAACGGCAAGAAGTTCAGGACTGTCTGAAGTGTGTAAAATATAATATCGCATAATTTAACCCGTTTCTGTTTTGAGTTATATGGAAAAGTGGCATAACTCCGCGAAAGAGCTATGCCACTAGTGTGGAAAAACCGTCAAGTTTAAACGTATGTAACTTTGACGGCGGGTGCGCTTGCTTTCTTTTCAGTTGCAGGCTGATCAAACGTGTCCTTGAACTTCATGAAGCTGTAATCGCTGTAAGTAGATGTATCAAGGAAAGACCCCAAGACTCTATTCTGAACAAAAGACGTGAACGCCTTGTATTCCTTTTCGGTTACAATGTTATTAGCAATTAACGTGGCTTTCAGCTTTTCCAAAGTTGTCTGAACAGCATCTTCAAGAATTGCCAAATATGGACACTCTGTCGACGGTGTCAAAACCATGAATTGCAAAGCCTCAACCACTTCCTCTATTGTTGCCTGATTTAGCTTTGCAATAACTTCGACGTAGCTAGGCTTGCCGTCTTTGCGTGTGGCTACACCCTTACGGGTAGCCGAAAACGCCGCATCATATACTTTCTCTCTTGTACTCATGATATAATCTCCCATCCAAGAAAAGCTCTACATCAAACTTTATTCTTGAACATGCCCCTAATTATAGCAGAAAAAATCACAGAGTCAACACCTTTTTTTTAAAAAACTTATCTTTTTTTTCGCCCTTTTCCCGACAGCGGTGCGTAATATTATACCCACCCCCACTCAATTTATTAACTCTTTTCTCTTGACACCAAAAGCAAGGGAAAACTTAATATTTATATCACCCCCATATATTCATTAACCCCCATGCCACCCCCCTCTTTATATGTATCACTACCTCAAAAAAATTTCCAAAAAATTTTTCAAAAAATTTCTGACCCTTTTTATTTCGAAGTGCTAAAGTATTATTCACCTAAAAAACTTGTTGTATTCCCGCAAAATTTCTGGTACACTAAACACAACGAAGATACAAAGAGAGAGATATGCGCAAATTAAAGAACATACAAAGAATAATAGCTAGAGAGCTAGTTGCTGGAATAGAATTACGTGATATATGTGATGCTCGCAACCTCTCTTACTCTGCGTTAAGTCAGCAAGTAGCCAAGCCAGCCTTTCAAGCAGAGATAGAAAGACTTCAAACTCTTGTAGATGAGTCTATGTTGGAGCAACTAGAAGAAGCAGATAGCGTTACTTGTATCTTACGTAGTGGTGCAAAGAAAGCCGCTAAACAGATTGTGGCAGAAGTGGATAATGCTGATACTGAATTGGGAGCTACGCCAAACACCAGACTTAAAGCTAGTAAAGACTTGTTAAGCATGCTTGGTTACGTGGACACTAACAAACAACAAGCAACAATTATCAATTTACACTTGTCAGAGGCTAAAATTAATCTAGCCACGCAAGACCCTACAACAATTCAGGAGCAACCTGACACCATTGATGAACATGTAGAGGGCGTACATGTCAAAACTTAACATAAATCAATTTAAAGAACGATGTTTAGCTAGTTATGCTGACATGTGTGAACTACTGCAGGATGACGGTTGGTTTGATCCAACACATAGACGACTTTGTAACTTTATTCAGTATCATTATGAACAATATATGGCTGGAAAGCAAGACACAGCACTTAAAATTGGCGTGGTCATGGCTCGTGGTACGCTTAAAACCACCATAGTTACTAAATACTTCCCTATCTGGTTAGCCATCAATGATCCAAACTTTAGAACTTTGGTTGCCAGTAATACCATGAACAACGCTAGGAAGAAACTGCGGGACATACGTGGTGTTTTCGATAGTCATGAGTTATTTCGTGCTATGTTTCCCGAATTTTTGCATACTTCAGAGGCGTGGAACAATGAAAGTGCCTGTATTCCTAGGACTAGGGACTTCCCAGAGAGTACATTTGAAGCCAGTGGTATGAAAACCAAGAAAACTGGAACACATTACAACCTTATTCTAGAAGATGATACTGTTGCACCGGACGAAAGTGATACTAAAATAGATATTACTGTGCCAAGCCGAACCACTATTGAAAAGGGGATAGGTTGGCACAAAGGAGCCACTGCATTATTAGTGCCTAAAGGTGTTAATATTAGAATAGTCGTTTCTACGCGGTGGGCAGAGGAAGATTTAATCCACCATATTCGAGGCGTGGAACATTATAAGATGTTTGACGTACCTGCCTTGGATGGGGCTGGCGTACCCAAATTCACCAACTTCTACGGAGTGGATAAACTAGCAGACATCAGAGAAAGTATCGGAGACTACATGTTTTCCTGCTTATATCTGAACGCCCCACTAGATGCGAGCTTACGTATTTTTCAATCTCAATGGTTTACATGGATTCCACAACATCAAGTTCCTGCAGATGGTTATCTTACGATAGCTATTGACCCTGCCATTTCTAAGCATGAGGATTCTTGTGAAACCAGCATCACTATGGTACAGCACAGCGTACATCGGAACGGCAGGGCGTACCAGTATTGGGTACATGATGAGGCTGGGCATTTCAGCCCGTTTAAAACAGCAGAGTTAGCTTTAAACTTATGCGAAGCCAATGATAATTGGAAACGACTTAAAGTTTTAATGGTAGAAAACAATGCCTATCAGGATGCTCTGTGTTCTATCATCCGTGATGAATTGATACGGCGTAATAATTTAAGGTTGGAAGCTGGGCAAGAAGAAATGATTGTGCAGACTGTAGGTTCACCTAGTTCTACGCACAAAGATATACGAATTCAAGGTATGCAACCTGCATTTGAGAATGGTCGTATTCTCTGGGTCAAAGGTGCTGTATCTGAACAGACAGAAAGTCAGTTGACTCAATATCCTACAGGAAGATTGCGGGATCGTATTGATTGTTTTGCTATGCACCGTTATTTAGCTCGTGGTGAACAACGAGTTGCCGAAGTAAAGCATTCAGCTAGAATGTTACCACAAACTTTAGAAGCTATTAAACATGAAATACGCAATCGTAAGCGTGGTCAAGCCTGTTATTCCAAACCTGTAATAGGTTCTGGGATGGCAACTGGACTAGGTTCCACTCACGACATGAGATTGGAGGCACACTATGCAGAATCTTGTTACTGATTTTAGAACTCCTTTATCTTTGTCAGAGTCAGAACTTAAACGTCGATTGACAGAGCTAATAGATGAGATAAATAAACATTTTGCTACAATAGAGCAACGACTTATTGAATTGGAGAAACATGAATAAACGTGTAACAGGTGGTAGACTTGAAGTAGAACTGAAGGGTGGTACTTTATACACCTTAGATGCAACTGATTTTGGTGGGAACATCCATACGGTGACTATAACCAATCTTGGAACCAAGACTTTAATTCTTGGGATAAATGAAACCACAGATAGCATGAATGCTAAATACTCTGATGATAAGGGTTATCCTTTGGCTGGTGGTCAAAGTGTATCTTTTGGGGACACCGAATATCCAGGCATTGGCGTGGTACATCTTATCTGCGGGGATGCCACAGGAACCGAAGCTAACGTGGGGTGGTTCTAATGCCGAATGGTTCAGTAAAAGATTTTGAATCTTATGTTTATAAACATTTGGAAACAAATGAGAAAGAGCATGGAGAGTTAATGGGCATACTTTTAGAGACTCGTACATTGACAAGGTTAGTTATGGCGGCAGTAGGGTTAATCTATGTAACTGCTTTCGGCATGCTGGCTTATTTCATTCAGTCTAGGGTATGCCAAGTAGATACAGAGCAGTCAAATGCTTTGTGCAATATAGTAGAAGTAGCGAAAGGGGTATCGTATGAAGAATGCAATTAAGAAGCGTCTAATAGGCAAAGCACTTGTAGGAATGCTTGTTGTGATGGGCTTAAATGGTGGATGTACTATGTTGAATGGATATAATAAACATTCGGTGCAGTCGGAGCCAGAATCTAGGAATGCGGAAACTTGGGGGTATTTGAATCAAGCCAAGGATATGCTAGATAATAATAAGAACTTGGGTGGTGACTTGGGTATTTACTTCAGGAAGGCAAAGAGATTCCCACCTGCGGATATAACATTTCACTATCAGGTGGGTCGTATGATTCATGGCAAGCCTTGTATTGACCTAGATAATACGTGGGTTGGTGGGTACACTCGTGGTACGCAGGTATATATAGCGGTTTCGCCAGACACCCTCAAACCTGGGTCGTGGACTGGGGTGCATGAAGCAGGGCATGCTTTGTTGAGTTCCTTGCAAGTACCTGCAGAAGCCCAGCATCCAATTATGCGTAGGTGTGGCTTTCCCGGAGTGCCTAGATGAACTCCTCTTGGTTAAAAGTTTTGTTGCCTGTGGCTAAAGAGCTTGGTTCTATATTTATAGAACTCCTACGGAAACGTATGCACGAGGATAGAATTAAAATGTTACAAATCCAGCAGATAAAACTTACACCGAAACGGCATAAGACTAGTGTGAAGAAAAAGTTGGTTCGTAACTTACTTGAACAGAATAAACACTCCGAGGCTTTGAGAAAACCTGGAGATACACTGTTGGGAGATAAGATGAAAAAATGAAGCGAGTATATTACATTATTATGATTGGTGTGTTGTTAGGTATGGTGACAGGGTGTGCGTCTTTAGATGATAAAGGTGAGCCAACCTTGTATGGTAATATTCTACGGTGGACAGAGGATTGGCATTCGCCAGATGATGAGTAAATACATAGCAACATTAAAAGAAAAATTTATATGCAATCTTCCAGAGTTGTACCCTTTGCATATACAGCATGAGATTTCTACTCATGGAATACAGGTGGAGATATTTAAATCGTTTTTAACTATTGATGGTGCATACTCATTTAATATGTGTTCTCCTAAATGGATAAAAGGGAATTTTGTCATAGGTACATGGGATGGAAGACGTATACCTTTTGACACATCTCTACCTGTACTTGATTTTAAAGTGAAACATTATGGTTACAGACAACTAACCTTAGCATCTTTCGTACATGATATATTATGTCAATGGTTAAAGGCTTGGGCACATGCGGCTCACCTCTCCTTGTTAGAATTTAGACATATAGCAGATAAAATTTTTAGGCGACTTGCCATAGAGTCAGGGTTTAAATATGTAGAAACATATTATACTGGGTTGAAACTATACGGGGCTTTACGATATGAGTAAAGATAAACATTATTACACAGAGCAATGGTGGTTGGGGCAGATTAAAGCTGCAGAGAAGTGGCGGTATAAGCACGGGCATGAAGATGCGTGGCAAAGAGTAACTGACTACTATAATCAAAATGTAGAGCATCCCACACACCCAAATTTTAATTTGATTTATGTGTTAGCAAACTCTTTAATGCCAGCTCTTATGTATCAAAACCCTTCGGTGGTAAATACCCCGAAACGTCCAGCACATGCACACTGGGCTAAATTCTTTGATGGCATTGGCAATGTATTAATTCCAGAGATGGGAACTGACGTAATTGGTGAACAACTAATTCTGCAGGCTTTCTTGCATAATACTGTAGGGCTTCAATTAGGTTATGACCTTCCTCAAGATCAGGCAAAAGATGAAGCTACTGCTGACTTATTTCCTAAGATAGGTTTTGGTTGGGATAACACACGGAGACAGAATAGACCGTACTGGTCTGTTATTGCACCAGATAAACTGTTGGTTGCGGTGGGTACTACCACCATGCAAAATTGTAGATGGTTTGCTAGAAAGCGTTCAGTTGCTGTGCGTGTCCTTAAATTGATGGCTTCTAGGGGCTACAGCATACGAAATATTAAAGCTACCCATACACGTAAAGCCGCAGTAGATCTTGATGAAGAGGGTTGCGGTGGAGATTACGTGGTGTATTGGGAAATACATGATGCGGAAAAAGCTCAAGTTATGTGGCTTTCTACTGCAGGTAAATGGTTATTGCCTCCCATGAAAGACCCAATGCAGTTTGATGGTTTACCTTTGGAGATATTATCTTTCAACCATAACCCTAAGTCTATTTTGGGAACACCAGATAGTTTATATATTGAAAGTCAACATTTGGAGGGTAATGAGTGTAGACGTGATGGACGTATGCAACGAAAGTTTAGTTTAATTAAGTTTTTCTATGATCCAGAAAAGTTAAATGAAGAGTCCTTAGAGGATTTATTGTCTGGTCAAGTAGCGGTGGGTATTCCAATAAAAGCAGATATGGGTAAAAGGGTGGGGGATTATGTAGAACTCTTCAAGCCTTATGCTACATTAGAAACCAATGAGTATCAAAATCAGTTACTTAATGACGCACAGTTATTGATAGGGCAAGGTCCGAACCAACAAGGGCAATATGCTACAGGTAGACGAACTAAATATGAAGCTTCTATAGTACAAGAACGTAATTTATTAAAGACTGGTAAACGTAGAGCAGAGTTAGCTAATATCTTTAGCAAACATATTGCACGGATAAATCAGTTAGTTCAGACGCATTGGACGGGTCAGCACTTAGCTCCTATCATAGGGGTGGAGGGTGCTATACATTGGGTGCAAGCGGCTCCTACTGAATTTGAAGCACCACACATGAACTTAATAACTAAAGTTAATGTGGAAAGCATGACACCCATGAATACAGAAAAGAAGCGTGGTGAATTAACTGAAATGATTTCTGCCATTAGCTCTTTACCACCAACAGAAGAGACTATGGCAATAACAATGAATCTTCTTAAAACGTTCTTATCTAGTTATAGTTGGGATACATTATCTAGCACTTTACCCAGTGTGGGAAAAGAAGAGAGTATGCAAGAATTTCAACAGGGGCAGACAGCAGAAGCTACTTCCCAGTTAAATTCTAATTTAAGTGGACTAACAACAGGAGCAAGTAATGTCGGAACAACCGAGTAGCACAATACGAGGAAAGATTGAAATACAGTTTTTCCAAACGAAACAACCAGAAGTATCTATGCACGGAGATGTGCAGGTGGGTGATATAGCTTACGTAGATTATTTAATTCGATTGGAGTTTATGAATTACAGTGCTGTACTTAGTGCAGTGAATGCTCGTAAACTACGGTTACAGCAAGAAGCAGAACTGACAGAAAAAAAGCTCGAAGACGGGTCGGAAAATGCTGAAGCGTCAGTTATAGCAAAAGCTAAGGCAGAAGCACGGGCAAAAGAAATAGCAAAGAAATTAACCATAGCAGTCGAGTCAACTGAAATAAAAAATACTTAACAAAGAAAGAGGTAACTAATGACACCAGAAGAGAAAGCGAAATTAATGGAGCAGTTGAAAGATCCAGAGGCTTTGAATGAAATACTTCAAGCTCAAGGATTAAAGACGGTAGCAATCAAATCTAATACATCTGAACTTAAAGTTAAACCTTTGAAGTTGTCAGAAGATTTTACTACATCAGAATTAACCTCGCAGTTAAATTCTATATTGTCTGATTTGGCAACCCAGATGAGTAAACAGGTTTCTACTACCGCAACTACGTTACGAGAAGAGCGAGAAAAAGCAGAAACAGAAGCTCATAATAAAAAGATAGATGCTTTTGCTAAGTCACACCCGTTAATGTCAGAGGCAGATTTTATAGCAGTGATGGATGTGGAATATCAAAAATCTGGAGATTTAGAAGCGGCTTACACCTATGCTAAAACTACCTTAAACAGAAACGACCCAAAGGGTAAAGATGAGGATAAGACCAAGACTAAGAATAAACCTAAATCTAAAGCCACCGATCCAGGGCAGACAGTGCCCCCAGATGTGGATGAAGATTTAGATGATGATGAGCTAGATACAAAAGTACCTAAGGACAGAGAAGAAGCTATTAAATTTAATTTAGACAAAATACTAGCTAAAAGAGATGATAATCCTTTTGGAGAAGATGAATAATGGGAAAAATAGCACAGAGACAAGAGGTTATAGATAACCTTTTGACAGATACTTGGTATACTCGCATTCGCGGGGATATTATTGATGGTGTATCTAAGATACGTCCGTTTTGGGATATGATGATTGAAAGCGGAAAGTTGAAAAAGAAAGCACCAGACGGGACGCATTGGGAATATAATTTCCGGTACGCTCGAAATAGGCAAAATGTTAAATACATTGGACGTGGTGATACTTTTGGTCTGGCGGAAGCAGAGACTAGAACTGTTATGAAGTTTGAAGTACGAGATATTGGAACGTCTATGGTACGTATGTGGAAAGACGAAAAGAAAAATAAGGGTTCCGCTCGTATTGTTTCTTATGTAGATGAGTTGTTGTCTGATACAGAAATGGGTCTAAGTGAAGCTTTGTCAGAGGATTTGCTGACACAGAATGCTTCTCCTATGTCCATTAATGCTTTGCCAACTCTTATTTCTACGACTCCTACTGTAGGTACTATTGGTACATTGGATAGGTCAGAGCATAAGGGTTTGCAGAATATCGCGTATGATTATACGGGAAAGACACCAATTACGGATCTGCTGAAGGCTTTTGCTACGGTGGTGAATAAATGCACAGAGTTCAAAGGTGGTAGAAAGGGTAGTTCTAAGCCCGATATTATTCTTACAACGCGTAAGATTTATCAGGATTATAAGGACATAGCGAATGCGTTGCGTCAGATAGTAACAAATTCTGCCCCAGCCGCTAACCTAGGGTTCGGTAATCTTTTGTATGAAGATATACCTATCTTCTGGGATCCAGATTGCCCCGCAGGTTGTGTGTACTTTTTGAATACAGACACCTTGGAGTTTCCCTATGACCCAGATTATTGGTTTGAGATGACAGAGTGGAAGCCTGTGCATGGTACAAGTTTGGATAGAACAGCACAGATTATATGTTCTGCTAATCTTATTTGTACACTGCCAGCTAAAAACGCTGTCATTTATAACTACACCCCTAACAATACATAAGATTGGAGATATAAATGAAACAAATTAAATTAAGTGGTTCAAACATATACGCAAAGCCTGTTCTTGAAACAGATGATGCGTGGAAGCAGGGTCGTTGCCCATCTGTAGGAGCTAGAACAGCTTTTGCAGATGGTAGACGGTTTGTCTATTGTGGGTTTGCCCCAGCTGGGTGTAACAAAGGGGAGCTGGTGGGTGATCTTGCACCAGAAGTGGCTCTGATTAATCCATTAACTGTGGCAACCCCAGTTGGTTCTGATACAATAGTCTTAAACCTTAGCACATATAAAATTCTGGGTAAGGTTGCTTCTGAAATTACTGCTAATAGTCTGGTAGATTGCTTGCTATCCATTTCTAATGGTGCAGGCACTGGACATCAGTATGTGATACAGAAGAATACTGCGGCAACAGGTACGGTTATTACCATAACTTTGCAGGATGCAGTGGTATCAGCTTTGGATACTACAACCAGTGATATTCTTATTTCTGCAAATAAGTTTAATCTGGTGGGCGCACTCAGTGGGATACAAAATCTCCCAATTGGTGTTGTAGTGCGTGATGTGGCGGCTTCCTCGACAAAGAGGTATGCTTGGGTTCAATATGCGGGGGTAGCTTCAGTTTCTGGGGCTTGTGCCCAAGGACTTGCAGTTGTGGTTAGTGACGTTAATTCATATGCAGTAGCTAATATGGAGGATGGCAATATATACGAAGCTCTTGGTACTTGTATTCAAGCAGGGGCATCTCATAGTCTTATTGAACTCACGAATCGGTTGGACTAACTCTAACACCTTGCGGTGTATAGGTCAACCGCACTATTGGAGTTATTATGGATTTTGTTAATATGGATGATTTTATTACTACCATCAAGGAAAATCTAGGTAAACGTACAGACGGGTACATTGGGGATACTTCAATAGAAACAGTTATTTTTAAAGAAGCCCAGAAACGACTTCTTCTCCTAACCCAAAAATACACCCCTTTAAGTTTAAATCGTCAAGTATATGCTGGTGCATCTTCTACCCTTAGAACTGCCTCAATGCCCAAGCGTGATGAAAATAATTTTGTAGTTGAGGCTAACGGAATTAAACAACTAAGTATTGGTTTTGGTACATGTATTACAGATGTAACTAACATAGCCACTATAAATGATGCTGTAATTTGGGATTGGGCAGATAATAAAACCGTATTTGGTATTCCTGGCTCTGAAATTTTAGGTATGGATGCTAGAATAATAGGTGGATATTGTAAAATTTATGATACTTGGTATCAAATAGTATCCGTTTATTATTTCGCTTCAGTTTTATATTTAAAATTTGATAGTATTTTAACACAAGGTGTGCCTGATACAGTACTTTTAGTTAAAGACGAGCCAGGCTTATCCCTTAAACCTTTAACCAAGTTGACAGAATCAATGCGTGGTCAATTATTTCCAGATGGTAAATTGGGTAAAACAGATGCTGGCACACCTTTATATTATACAGAGCATCTTTCTGCAAGAAATATTTTAAATGTGGATTTATATCCTAGACCCCAAACAGATTATATATTATCAGCTTCAGTCTTAGTTAAACCTGCCCCCTTGACTCTACATTCGGAGATGGAACTTCCTGTAGAGTGGGTTAATGTACTAGAGGCTTTTGTGACTGCAACTTGCTTCTTTAAACAGCAAGAGGTAGAAGCTGGAAGAGAGTGGTGGAATTTAGCTTTGGAATTTGCCAGAACTTTAAAAAGAAATGAGAATAAAGAACATAATAGAAAATTAGTTAGGGCTGAACCTAACTCTTATAACCCAGCACTAGACCCCTATGTGCATAGTATGAGGATAAGATGAGTACTTTTACAAAAGATTTAGATAAAACTACACCAAAAAGCTCTGAACAGGCTAATACGATACCAACTATTCTTCAGAATAGGCTTGCGGCTCTTATAGAACGATTAACTTTAGAGCATTATGATTTAGATAAAAATGGTGGTGCAAGTAAAATTATAAGTGCCCCTGATGCACAGGGTAGGCATAGACCAGGAAATGTGGCTTGTTGTAAAATATCAAATAATATTACTGCGTTTGTTGCGGCTGAAGCTACTGCAGGAAGACCTGTACAGGCTGGGTCACTGAATTTAAATCCTGATACTAAGGCTTTACATGTATGTGGTTCTGGTGGGGATTTCAGTGGTAATGTTTTACAGGGAATTCCACCAGGTTTTATCATGGATTTTGCTGGAGCTACCGTGCCAGCAGGTTGGTTGATTTGTGATGGTGGGCAAGAAGATATTGTAGACTATCCAGTTTTAGCCGCTATTCTGGGAAATACTTGGAATTTAGGGGTTACTCCACCTTCAGGTAAATTCATTAAACCTCTATTGACTGGTCGAATCAGGGCAGGAGAAGCCCCAAGTCATTTGGTGGGGAGTTTAGCTGGATATAATACTGCAACTCTTGTGGAAGAAAATCTTCCATCACATTCTCACACACTAGCAAAAGTTTATAATGAGGATGATGAATTGCAAGAAGACCGTGGTGTTATTATTTCTAGAGGTGCTGGTTCTGTGGCAGATATGGCTCATGTAGATAAAGATGGATTCTTATACTCACAAAATGGAAATCGTGGAGCTGATGGGGGTTACATAGAACTCCCCGCAAAAAGCGGAACTTTTGGGGCAGACCCTGCCACAGCCTTTGATGTGATCCAACCGACCGCATACGTAAAAGTTTGTATTAAGTATTAACTATGGCGACTAAACAACCAGAACATCCATACATCCCTAGTGCTGGAATTAATCCGGATGCTAATAGCCTTACTGTGCAATCCAGAGAGGCTGTATTAGTCGAGAATTTTAGATTTACGGGGAAAGGGGTTGAAACACGAGAGGGCACTTATCAGCTTCCCATCTACACTCAATCCCTATTCCCCATATTACATTTTCAATCATTTCTTAACCCTAACGGAACAGAGGATCTATTTGCTTTCACCAAAGATGCAATATACAGGAAAGAAACTTTGGCTTCCACCGGAGCTGATAGCTATACTTGGGCTCATGCGGAACCTATTATCCAAGTGGATACTTGCGAATCTGCCACGGGTTGGACAAATGGGGCTTTATATGGTAAACCTTTATCTCAAGGGTCAGATGCTGTACACGCCGCTACGCCATTAGCCCCACCAGGGACTTATCCATGGTATGATACTTTATATAGTAAAACATATAATCTTAATCGAGCTTCTCATATAGAATTTACGTTATTGCCCATTCATAATTTTACTTGGGATGTTGGTACTGGTGGTGGGATAACTCCTGTAGATCCAATATATGTGGATAGGGCTTTTGCTACAATAACTATGACTTATGCAATACAATTTATTGGTGCTTCTGGGTCAGATACAATAACGATTGCAGATACTATCACCACAAATAAATCTGATATGCCTATTTTAGGGCATAATAAAGTGTGGAGGCATAAATTTACAGGGCTTACAGGCAACTTAACTGGGATAGATGTTAAAGTAATTTCCTGTGACATTGTTTATGCTGATGGGCATGTCGCCCCGATCTCTGATATTGTAGAATTAGATTGCGTTATTGATAATATTTTAATGTATACCCCAAATGGGGATGTGGAATTCTGGCATTCTACGGAATACATTGATAAAGTGGGGGCTACTGTTATTGCGGCTGGATCTAAACCACCCAATCCATTTGCCGCTGAAGATGACAATGGTGCTAGACTATTAAAATATTACAACCCCAGCACAGGAGTGTTTGAAGACCTTACATTATATGAAGAGTTGATGGTTTATAGTGAACCTACTAGTGCATCTTGCCCTGCATCTACGGGTTTAGTATCAGATACTACAGGTTTTGCCCAAATGTCTTCAGGTAATATTTTACTCAACGCAGTCTTTTGGACAGATGTGGATGGAAAAATTGCTGAAACTACCAAAGATACATATCAAGTAGGTGGGGTGGAGTATTTTTATATAAAAGACACCAATCGTGTTGTATCTTCTATTCGTACTTCAGACTTAACAAAGAATTATTGTAAAGTATTACATGAGGGTGCAGGCTCCCCTGCAGGGCAATGGCAGTTAGATTTTGTTGTTGGCGGAACTTATACTGGTGTTATACATGTAGATTATGTATATAAAAGCCAGCAAACTTATCAACCACGGTTTGTTTGGAATTTCCACAACCGATTACTCATGGGCAATACAATAGAAGTGAATGAGTATTATCCTTGGCGTGTTCGTTGGAGCTTCCCTGGTGACATGTCTCGTTGCCCAAGTACAGCATTTTGGGATTTATTGGATACTGATGTTAGTGCAATCCGTGGTGGTATATTCCAACGAGATACATTAATTATTTATAAAGAACGAAGTTTAATCCGTGGTGGTACAACATCTTCGGGGGCTCCTATATTTCAAACGGTAAATGATGTAGGCATCTGGGGCATGCGAACAATGCAAAACTTGGGAAATCTACATTTTTACTTAGGTGCAGATGACGTATATATGTGGGACGGGAATATAACAAGGAGTGTTACACGGTCTCCCAACCCAGAAGGGTCTATAAATTCTTATAGAGTTCGAGATTATTTATTTAGTGCTATCAATGGTCAACGAATAAATAGTTGTTTTGCTTCTGCCAATTCCCCCAAAAAGGAGTATTGGTTGTGGCTTACCGTGGCTAACGATGAATTTCCAACACAAGTGTTTGTGTATAATGCAATATATGATACATGGACAATGTTTAAATTTCAACCCACTCATTGTGTCATTGAAGCTCAACTAGGTGCAAGAGGTACAACATTCCAAGAATTAGTTGGCACTTTTGCAGAAATGGCGGGAACTCTAGGTGATATGAATGTTCCTGTAACTGCTTTAACTAGACTAATGTCTATGGATTCTGATGTACAAATCCTTTCAGGTAAGATTAATACAGATTCTGGGTATTTGAATGCGTCAGGTGTTTGGGTGGCAGGAACTTCAATTGCATCTTGGTTAATAACTAGAGATTTTATTTGGGGGGATTTGTCCAGAAAGGATAGATGTACATTAGTAGAATTGGAACTCACAGGAGATTCTGTGGAATTAGGGGTTTTAGATACATACTCCACAAGTCCAGTAGATTTTGTACAAAAGCAACAAGTAATGATACAGAGTCGTCGAAGACCTATATCTTATTACCCTGATCTTGTAGGGAAGCATCATAGATTTTGTTTAACATTTAATGCGTCAGCTAAAATAAACTGGGTATTACCCTATGCCATAGTAAAAAAGGAAATATAATGGGACTCTTTAAAAAAGCACTAAGGACGGGCAAAAAGTTAGCTAGGGATCCTATCTCTTTGGTATCTTTAGCCGCTGGTCCGATAGGATTATCTACTTTAGCCGCAAGGCAACTTCAATTAGCAGGGACGGGTGGAAACCCCAAACCTCTATATAGATCAGGTAGAGCCGCTACCCCTGGTAGATATATTATAGATGAAAAATATTTGGCTCGACTCCCTCAATTTCGCCCAGAAACTAGAGAGGCATGGTCAAAGGCAAATCCATACCCTAGGGTAGAACTAACACAAGGGGAGCGTGATACTATCTCCACAGCAGAGGGTTTGATTTCTGGAAATGTTGGTAATTTTAGGTCTCTTTTAACTGGCGATAATAGAACTGGGCTTTTAGCTCGCGGTGTAATAGATCCAGCAAGACAAGAGTTTGAAGATAAAACATTGCCTATGATAGATGAGTCCTATTCGGCTGGAGCTTATGGTGCTGGTTTTTATAGTGGCGCACGTGGTAAAGCTCGGAGTGATGCTAGTGGCAATTTAGAACGCACTTTGGCAGAAGCTCGGTATAAAGATTATCAAACTAATAATCAACTCCAATTACAAGCCGCTTCTCAATTGTCACCGTTAATGGGTATTATATCACAAGACAGAATGAATGAGATAGAAAATATAAATCGCGTCAGTCAAGAGTATTATGCCCAGATGGGTTTAGATCAAAATGTATGGAAAGCTGATATGGAACGTATAAAAGCCGCTACCCATTTTAAACCAGGAACTAGCGGTCGTGGTGGTGGTTGGGTACAACCCCAGACTAAACAAAAATCTGGTGGTTTACTTGGAGCTATTATGGGTGGTTTATCTGGAGCCGCCACAGGAGCTTCCATGGGTGGTGGTTGGGGTGCGGCTATTGGTGGTGCTTTGGGTGCAGGTGCAGGGTATCTGGGTTATGGGCAAGATGTTGCGGCAGTAGGTTCAATGGGACAAACTATACAAGGTGGTTTAGCTTCATATAAATTGAATCACCCAAAAGCTACGTCGAATCCTTCAGAAGTGTAATTTTATTAATATTAATTATAGGTGAAATAATGGGACAATTAGCAAAAGAGTTAATGCAAGCACAGCAAATGATAACGCCATCTGCTAATACTTTACAGAGTAGACGACGAGATTTAGTAACTGCACAACGTGGGCGAGAACGTGATCAACGAGAAGTTTTTGATAGAGATCAAGCTGGACTTATGAATCAAATGATAATGATGGGAAACTTGTTCCAAGAAAAATGGACTGGTGATACCGCTCAAGGTAAAAAATTAATGGAAGCCTATACACATATTCTACCACGAAATACAGCGAATAAGTATAAACTTGGGGGTTTGCATGATGTGCTTTTTAATCCTAAATTTTATCAATCCCCACAAGAAGCTCAACAAAAACAAATAGAAGCGGCTATTGCACAATTACAAGTAAAAGATGCTTATAATATTAGCCCAAAACATACAGAAGCTGTTACTCAACAAGCAGAACATAGGGGGATAAATAGGGCAAAACTGGATGTTGCAGAAGCACATGAATTGGAACTATTAGCACATGAATACCCCACGGAAGTTGAGAGTGTAAGAGCTTCAAATACTTTTATTAACCCTAAATCTAATGCCACAGCTCTTGGGAAACTGTTAGAAAAGACACAAAAAACTTATAGATACGAAGCGGCATATAATATGCTATCCACTTTGGATCCAGAAACTACTCAAAGTTTTATAAAAAGTAGAAAGTCTGTATTTAGCTCTAGGTCTACGCAATTACAAACTGGAGTTCTTGCGGTTGAACCATTTACTAATGCTAAGGGTGAATCAATACCAACTAAAAATGGGTCTGGGGTTTTAACAAATAGAGACGTAGGGGCAATGCAGGATAGGTTAGAGGATAAACTTGTTGCTTTATTAGGTACAGGTCCTGGGTCTATAAAAAGGGGTAGTTTGTCTGATGCAGAAATACAACAACTAACTAAAATCTTCAAGTTTTTGGAGGCAACAGATTCATATCTTGCTTATAAATATGCAGGCACTTACAGTAATGCGACGGAAGCTAAACGTGGTCGTCAGCGAAATTTAACCTATGTGGTGGGACAACCCTTAAAAATATCGAGGCTCTAATATGACTGAAGAACTTACATTAGATGACATACTATTGCCAGATGCAACACCACAAAAAGATCCACAGCAAGAAGCTGAAACTTCTTACATAAGAAAGTTTGTTACAAGTGCGGCAGTAAATCTATGGGATGGTTTTAACAATTTGGTTACATCTCCTACTATACATGAAGGACTACAAAGGGGTTGGCGGTGGTTAGGGAAGCCACCAAACACCCCCAACCCTTATATAGATAGCCCGAAAACTAAATGGGATATACCAAACTTTTCTGAAGAATATCAGAAACAAACAGAAGCTAAAATCCTACAAAGATATAATGATCTTAAGCAGTCACATGAGACTCTTCAACAATTGATGCCAGAAAATTTACGGCAGGTGGCATATACCCCCTATGCTAATTATTCAGATTTTGCCCCTTTACGTTTCTTAGAAGAGACAGGGATAAGAAGTGCCCAGAATTCTTGGAATCAACTTACATCTTTAGGTTCTGCTATGTTGATGAAGAAAGATCCTAAATTTGCTTTTGTTGCAGTTCCAACACAATATTTTAATATGGTAGCCCAAGAAGAGTCTGGTGTATTAGCTCAAGCAGATGCGGCTGGTATACCTAGAAGTTTTTCCGTGCCTTATGCAAGAACCTATGGATTGCAATCAGGGGCTACAGAATTTGTAAGTGAATTGACAGAAGCTCTGTTTAGATTAAGTGGGGCTCATAGTATAGCAACAAAAAAGTTAGCTCCTGCCGCTTTAGACGCGTCTTTAAAATTTGGATTGGGTGCTGGTATTGGTGGTGCAGAAGGTGGGGCACAACGTATATTAGAGTTAAATACTTTATATAATATGCAAACAGCTTGGAATGAATTGCACCCAGATAAACAGGTTAATATGAATTTACCTAAACCAGAGGAGCTTACTAAAGATATAGCTTCTAATGCGTATGCTGAATTCCAGGGATCCTTGGGTGCTGGGGCTGGAATGGGCGTTGTTGGGACGACACAACGTGTTGTTTCTAATGTTAAAGCTAAACAAAAATATGACAATAAAACCGCAGAGTTACAACAATATGCAGAAGAGTTGCAAAAAGAAGAAGCTATACTTGAGGGTAAATTAGCACAAGCTCTATCAGATGCTGATGTAAATCCTCAAGAGATTCTAAAGCCTATTAAAACTGAACAAGAAGCTGAAGCCCGTCATGTATTGTTGCGTCAAATTTTGGGTGAAGAGTTACATAAAAAATTCAGTTTAGAGCAGGCACAATTAGATACAGTAAGAGGAACTTTAGCCAAAGAGCAATTGAAAGCTCGCATATTTTTTAAAGCTGAAAGCCAGCCATTCAGTTCACCCTTTAGAAGAAAAACACAAACTGAAATTGAAGAATCAGCCTACCCTAAAAATATACAAAAGGCTGATATTGAATTAGATTTTGCCACAACGGATTCTACTTTAGTTTATGGCAGAGCAGATAATCAAAGATTTGTTCGACTGTCCCCTGAAGCTCCCCATAATATAGTAACTTATACACATTTATTCCAAGCAAAGAATAAACTTGCTTTGGAAGCTAAAGCCCCAGGTAAACCTTTAACTAAAAAACAAACCGATCAATATAAAGAAGCTGGTCGAATGGAGGCATTTTGGTTGCTCCATCTAGCAGAAGCTACGCGGGATACACAATACTCCCCAGAGACTTCAATAGATACGGTCATTGATGATTTATTCACTTCCGCTCAAGCTACTAAAGCTGATATTTTTGTCAGGGAGTTTTTGAAAAATAATGTAGCTATCAGGGCAGAATTAAAGGAAAATACTTACACAACTTTGCGTCCAATCGTTGAGCAAAATATAGAAGTTATTTCTGAATATTTAGCACAAGCCTTACAAGAATCCAATACAGCCACAACTTCTGCCCAAGCTAAAACACAACAAGATAATCCACTGTGGGGCGGAAATTTACAAACTTATGTGATGGGTATGACTCCATTAGATATTGCGGCAAACCCAGATACTGCGGTGGACTTATTGCTTAGGGGTCTTCCCCACGCACTTAAGGATGGGCAACCTGCGGCTCCTTGGGTAGCTCAAGTCTTGCATCAAATTGTAAGGGAGCGTAGACTTAGACCTAATGAAATAACTTTAGCTCAATCAAAAGCACAGAAGGCGGTAAGTACTAGTTGGCGTGGTTCCGTACTTCCAGGATTTACCACAATTAAATTAGATGCAGAAATATCCCTTGCAGATAGCTTACTTCGATTTGAATCTGACCAGCCAGATGTAGTAAAACATTATGGGGTGCAAGAGTATTTACAGAATCTTTTAGAGCTTAATGGGGATTTAGTATTACCCCCAGCCCAAACAGGAGAGCTTACATATACTAAATTAGTTTCTCAAATATTGGCGGCTACAACCCTTTCAATACCATCAGATCAGTTACAACAACAATATGAAAAGTTCTTAGCTTTAGCTTTTCCTGATAATGAAGAGGCACGACGAAATGCCACACCAGCTTCTAAATCATTTATGGAATTAGCTCAAGGTAAAAAACCATCAGTATCTAAAACTATTACACAAACGCTCTTTATGTTTGCAACATATTTTGCTGATACAAAAAATTTAGCTTTGGGTTCTGCTTATATTTATTCAGCATTTATGGAATTGCAGCAATTGACCGCACAGGAATTATATAATACCCCAACAAGTGAAGAAACCCTACCGGAGTACACTCAATTAAAACTAATTGCAGAAAATGCTGATAATCTTACAGTTTCCCCCAAAGAGTTGGATTTATCCATGGATGCAGTACTTCGGGCATTATTACAAGTAAACAATACCTTGAGCCCACAAACCGGTTCGCTATTACTACAATTTGTAGAAGACAACCCCGCATGGGAACTACCCAATACATTACAATCAAATATCTCTTTTAGGCAATATCTATTAGAATTTTTACGATATAGTTTAAATAAAAATGTGAGATCTGAAGCAGAGTATGAAGACTTTAAGCGAGTTCGACACAAAGCAAAGCTCCCCAAGACTCAAGATCAAGCTACATTTGAAGCTCGACAGTTGCTTCAACTTTTAGATGTGGATAAATATGAAAAATTTGGTTCATCTAATCAACTAGATCAAGATAGAGGGCTTCTGGCATATATAATTTCTTTTACTGCAGGTCTGACAGACCCTTCAGATTTTATTTTTGATAGTATTAAAATTTTAGGTTTAGATTTTAATTCTCCTGCTAATTCAGGGCAAGTAACTTTTAGAGACCCTTCGGTAATAGCAATCCCCAAAACTGCACAAGATCAATTAAAGCAGGCAACATTAAACCAAAAAGTGAATGCTGATGGTTCTATCACAATCACAGGGGATATTCAAGTCAGTGAGAATCATTGGGCTACCACCGCACGTAGTTTATATTCAGACTCTTTGGATTCTGTATTGCCCAGAGAGTTTCTTCAAAATTCCCATGATGCAATTTTACGGAAATTTACTCTAGAAAATATACATGAGGGTCTGGTGCAGATAACCTACCGACAAGATGCACAACAATTGAATATTGTAGATAATGGTATTGGTATGAGTCCGGAACAACTTTTACAATTTCCAGCCCCTGGTGTATCTTTTAAGGATATGAAAACTTCAGCTGGTGGTTTTGGTGCGGCGGCTATTGCCTTTTTTGCTACCTCTGATGTAATCCAAATTACAACTCGTTGGGTAGACCCCAAGACAGGGCATCTTATTGAGTCTACGTTAGAGACTACTAAAGAACAATGGCTACAACAAGTCTCCGCAAATAAGCCTGTATCTGTCACAAGTAATATAATAACAGATTGGAAACAACAAGGTTTACAATCAGGGACAGAAATAAAAGCTCGATACACAACTGAATTTAAAACTCATGCTAAATTCGTGAGTAGCCCCGCTGATTCAATACGTCGATTCTTTGAGTTTTTCCTAGAAGCTGAATATCCATATCAAGTGGAATTGGGTATATTAGCAGGTTCAGGGTATTCCACTTTTCATGAATATGTCTCACCAAAAACTCAAGCAAAAGATTTACATTATATTGAAGTAGATAGAATCCCCTTACCTGAAAATTCTGGTCATATACGGATACTTGCTAGTAAAAGCATGGAGCCAGTTCGTGAGGGGCACTCAATATCAATAACAGTTGCTAGTACAGGTTTTCCATTTTTCAAGACATTCATTATGCAAGCCCCTTTAGATGCTCAATTACCTACAGACTTTATCGTAGACGTACATTCCAACGTTAATCCACATAAAAATCCAAATTTATACCCGTTCGTAGCAAGTAGAGATTCCTTGACACATAAGATGCGGGAGGAAGTAAAAAACTATTTTCAGCGTACTTATTTTAAAAACTTGATAGAGAGGGCGGCTCAAGCTAGAGAAAAAGAATCAATTCGTGCATTGCAGGTAAAGACCAAAGGTGGATATATATGGCTTGATAATGATGGAATATTATCAGATGCTGATTTAACTTTTATAACACAAGATTATTTAGAACGTTGTGGTTTTGATGCTTATCTCCAAAAACTTGAAGATTTTCAGCAACAGGCTTTTGAGCTTTTACAAAAAAATGAACACTTCTATGCTTGGCGTTATGGGGTTTCTTCTCAAATACTGAAGCAGGCTCAACTTGTGGGGGCTGGTAATGCAAGGACGTGGCTTGGCGTTAATGGAGTACGGGCATATTGGAAAGGTTTAGAATCTTCAGGCTCAACCCCTTATGTAATACTTTTAAATTTAATGTATTTGACGGATGCGGCTTATACAACATTGGATATATCAAGAGGTCTAGACTACTCCACTGTTACTGTTGGCTCTTTCGCTGAATATTTACAAAAAACTCAATATCCTGCACCGTATCAGGGTTTGTCTGATTCTGAAATTAAAGAACTACAGGTGCGAGCAGCAGAGCTTTTTGTAACTAAAACTTTTAGTACCCTGATACATGAATTTGCACACTCCTCTGATCGCTACAGAAATCATTCGGAAGGACTATGGCTAGCTGAATTTCAAAGTATGATTGAATTTTTTATTGGCACACCAGAATTGCAAGAGATTAAACAAAATTTAGTAAAAGACATGTTAGAAACTAATTGTAAATTAATATCACACCTAGGAGTACTCAATGACTACATTGATTTCAAACGAGCTGGAGAAGGATCAACAAATAAAAGCCTACTCGATGGCAATGGCAACATTCTATCAATACCCAAACCCAGCACCAAAGCACGAACTAAGATTCATCCAAGCCAGACAAAAACTGGTAGACGAGATAAACGAACGAAAGCTCCCACTAAACTTAATCCTAAAAAACGCAAAAGCTCTAGCTCAATAGAAGATATACTGCCATTAGAACAGAGTAATCAGGCGGGACAACAGGGTGAAGTAACTTTTGCAGAAGATGGTAAAGCCGTACTCACCTTTTTTGAGAATGCGGATATGTCTACGGGGATACATGAATTAGCACATGTATTTTTTAATACATTATCTGAAACTGATATAGAGCTTATAGTAAAACAAATAAATAGAACCACCAAAAGGGCTAAAGCGTTTAACCCTACGGGACTTCAAGTAGATTTAGATGTTATCTTAGCGTGGCAAAAACAATTCTCCCCAGAGAAAACCCTAAAAACTGCCCCATATACTCTCTTGCCAGAATCTCGTAAACAAATTACTTTAGTTCAAGAGTATTTTGCACGATCTTTTGAGCAGTATTTACGTCAAGGGGTTGCACCAGTTACATCTCTTCGTACTCTATATACTAAATTTAGTCAAAAACTAAAGGCTATTTACAAACGAGCAAAAGATATTCCTGGAATTAATGCAGTATTAAATCCACAGCTTCGTGATATTTTTGATGACATGTTGACAAAAGATGCAAAGGCTGGACGTAATCAGATTAAAATAATAATAGATGGAAAATCTTATACCCTAAATCAAACCAGAGCTAGAGAGCGTCGTAGGAAAGTAATTCTTAGTCATTTAGAATTAGCAGAGGGGGAATTATCTGGCTACACACAAGAATTAATAAATTATGCCCAGACTCTATCTACTAAACATCGGGAAACAATTGCCTTAATGGCGACCAAAATCAAAACAAGAAAAGATTTAACCCAGATGATGGATAAGATTGATAAATTGGAAGCCCGAGAGTTGAACTATGCAAAAAAGCAAAAGATAAAAAAGTTTAAAAAGATCTATGGTGATATGCAATTAGATAAAATAGAGAAAGTTTATGCTAAAAGTATTCGCTTACTCTTGTCTGATATTTCATTAGATTCAAGCACACAAATGCCAAAGAAAATTCAAGGGGCAAAACAACTTCAAGCTCACATAAAATCTGTATATGAGGAAACTCATGTAATGCCGTTTCTTCCAGACAAAGTTTTAGCAAAATTGAAAGAGTTTGATAAACAAAGTATTTATGACTTGTCTGTGGAGGATATTGACTTATTACAAAAATCTATACAGCATTTGTACCATTTAGCACAACTTAAAATTGGGCTTACCCAATCTCGAATGATTTCACAACTTTCTACAGAAGTGCAGGAAGCTAGAAATATTTTAGCCCCCCAAGTAAATAAAGCCCATTTGGGGCAGGTGCGTGGATTGCGTTCTGTACTGGAGCAATCCAAAGAATTTTTTCTGGATAGAACTAGACACGCGGAAAATTTAGCTTTATACATGGACAATTTTGAAGAGGATGGACTGTTCACTAGAATCTTCTATGATAATATTGATGAAGGCACTAGACAAGCTCAAGTGATTGTTTATAATTATATAGATTCTGTTCGAGCATGGAAGGCAGAAATAGAAGACATGTATCCAGGGGCAGAAAATAAATTTTCAACTTGGAGTTCTGCTCTTATTAATCCTGGGAGTAAATTAAACTCTCAATATTTAATTCCTGTATCTTTGCAAAAACATAGTTCTGAATCTAAAAGAATAACAAAAGGTACACTGCATATAACAAAAGCTCAACGAGTGGCTTTATGGTTATACAATAAAAATGTAAATTCTACACGCCATTTATTAAAGGGTGGGTTTATAGATAAAAGGCATCCCACGGTAACCTGGCTTATCAATAATCAAGAAACCTTAGATGCTATACTTAAAGACATTACACCGGCAGAGCAAGAGCTTGGGCTACGAATCTTGGATTATTATGAGACTATTGCCAAGCCTTTAATTAATAAAGTTTCCACATCTCTTATTGGCTATGAATTAGCGGATGAAGATAATTACTTCCCTTTATTCGTAGAGTGGTTAGCCCGTGGGCAGAGTGAGGCTTTAAATAGGGCGGCTCTGGAAAAGGGTGTAGAAAGATTTGTACGAAGAATCTTGGAAAGAACTGGAGCTTTAACAGAACGTGTAGCGGCGGAGAACCCTATCTATTTACCTGATGTGTTTGAAGCTATGCAAACGAACGTAGAAGAGTATGCTAATTATGTAGGGTTGGCTGAACCTTTACGCCACGCCAAAGCTATCTTGTTTGATGCTGGTGATGATACCACAAAAACTTCTGGATTTGTTCAATTGATGAAAGATGCTTGGGGTGAATCTAATTATAGAGCCTTACAAGATTATCTAGTTTCCGTAGAGGGTGATATTCATGGCACTGTAGTTTCTAGTGTATTAGGAAAACATATATTAGATTCCATGACTTGGACTACTTTGGGTTGGAATATAGTTGTAGCAACTATTCAGCCTTTATCCTACGTTACAGCTTATACGGAAATGGATTCTAAATATTTACTTAAAGCTTTAGCACAAAAACCAACCTCAATTGAAGAGTTATCTAAACTCGACATTGAATTACGCGCAAGATTTGATGGGGGTTTCAATAAAGACCTAAGTGAGTTAAGAGCTGGAGCCGCCGCTAGGCATGCGGTAATGGGTGATAGTACCATAATGGAAGACATACGTAGTGATGATGAACATTCTGTTTTAGAGCTTGCACTTAAAGCCATAAAATATAAATCTTTTACTGGAATTAAACGTACAGATGCTAAAACTATTGGATACCTCCATCAAGCAGTAATTCTAGAACAAACAGATTTGGGTTATACTGGGCGGGAATTACAAGAACAGGTGCGAAAACGGTTAGCTTTTATTATAAGAAATACCCAGCCAATTTATGGGGTAAAAGACCGAAGTCCCATTATGAATAGCAAAAACTTTTTAGATAATTTATTAACTAAATTTTATACTCAACTTGGACAACATCGTAACGAAGTAGAAAAGCAGTATAGATTATATAAGGCTGGGAAACAATCAGGGTTGGTCACTTTCCGTAAATTAAGCTCTATTCTTATTGTAAACACCGTGGCATTGGGTATGATAAAAGATATATTTGCTACTTTATATTTACTTGGTGATGATGATGAAGAGCGTAGACGACGCAATATCAAAAACAGATTACCAATATTAGCCAAACTTTTTAAAGCCTTAGCTTTGGGTGCTGGTAGTTTATTGCCTGGAATTAGGGATGTTACATATGTGGCGGCTAACACAGTAGAGCGTGGAGAATACACTGCGAAACAACAACAAAATTTAGTTACTACAGTTTTAATAAATGCTGGTGTGGGGGCGGGGCAAGTTACCACTGCAATAGCACCAAATTCTTGGAGTAAAGCTGACATAGAAGGTAAGCGCATGGAAGTTTTACTTGAAGGGCTTATGAAATTAAGTGACACAGCGAACAGGGCGGTTATTGGTTTGCCAACACGAAATCCAGTAAAAGCCATAAGATATTTTAAGGGATTAACTAGACTAAATGAACTATGGGAGTAAGCTATGATAAAGATAATTGGAGACGGAACAGAACAAGCTATAATTACTAGAGCCAGTAAGATACGAGTTGATGTGGAAGACGCAGACTTTGTATTTTATTGTGATAATAAAGATTATATGGAGACAAAAGCCACACCAATTAACGCCAATGTGTTGGTATTAAGATTGATGGTGGATGAAAAGGCGCAACAAAATTTACAGCAACTTTTAGACTTATCACCAAAACCAACCCAGAATTATTTGTATGCTTTATATAATAAAGGCTTCAGTCAATTCTTGGAGGTATCTTATGATTCTAAATTTATGACTGGTGGCGTTGGTGTTGATATTAATTTTGCCAAAGGTGCAGGCATTCCCGTACCTGAAGGTATGGCAGAACAGGCTATCCCAAATTTAACAAACATAGAACAGTGCCTAAACGGTAGTGAATACCGAGGGGAAGTTACCATTGGCATTTCTGATGATTTTCAAGCAACCTCTTTACAGTTATCCCATTCATGGGGTATGTTTGCTATGTACGGCGAGATAGTAAAAGGTGGAGTTTCCGCCATGCTAGACTTTCTAACTAAGGACTCTCAAGTTTTAACCTTGTATGATACTATTGTACTTAGTAATTTAATCAGCCAATTTCCATTCCCTGTGCCTATTGAATCTTCAGTACGTCAAAGATTTGTTCCTGCTAATCCTGGAGCTGAAAAGCATTTGTGGCGTATGGAGAGAGTTCCTTACAGCACTGCCCTTGTTACAACCCATGGGGTTAGCGTAGGGGAAGCCCAACGAAGGTTACGTCGAACATTAAATAACAGTTTGGCGTACGATAGTACTTTACAGTTTAGGGTAGATTACGGAGTTAGAGAAACCTTTACCCTCATGTATGATAAGAGTAAAGATTTCTACACTAAATATAAAACTACTCTTGCAAGTCAGAAACCTTCCGTGCCCGATACATGCAAATAGTACGACTCTTATCTTTTGTTTTATCATATTTCATGTCAACAACTTCCTCATCAACTAGACTTTCTAGTATGAGTCGGCGTTCTTCTGCATTGAATTTATGACTTACATTTTGGGCAATCTTGGTGCGAGAAACCCAACCTTTTTGTCGTTTGATATATGATAAAACAAAAGTTTGTGCTCGTCCTGTGTCTGACATACCCATTGTACTCACAACGCCTTCCAAGTATTTATCGTTAGCATTCAATAATTTTAATGCAAATAGTAAATCCTTATCCGTAATACATTTTTGATTACTTTTACTTGCCGCACAAATCATAGCTAACTTGATTAAGAAATCTCCCTTTCTTCCATAGTATCCACGTAAGGCTTTCATTTTTGTTTCGGGTTTATTCTCTTCACAATACCAATCAGAGAACATTAACTTAGCTGTATCTGTCCAAACATAAGCACCATTGATAGTAGATATGGTTTCTAAATCTTGGCGTAACCATTCAGCCTTTTCTAGGATTTCAGGCGTGGTGGCATCCAGTAGATGAGGAATCTTAATTCCTGTTGGATTCCTAGGCACTAACAAGAGTCTAGAGAAGAATCCTGCTGATAAACTCTCTTCTGGCAAAGAGGATTTAAACCATTCAAGGGTAGTGCCGGCTAAAATATTAACACAGACTTCACGTAAAATATCAGTGCCTCTAATGATAGTACCTATTTCCCGCTCTTCAGGGCAGTCCCATAAGTCCGTTAAGAGTTTGAGGATTGTATCATCCAACTTAGCCTGCCCCAATAATATTGACAACTCACTACTTTCAATAAACGCCTCTCCACATTTATATTCTTCATATTGAAGGGCTAATCTATGAGCAAAATATTGAGGTGTTAATTTTTGTGCATACTTATATAATTTATCTTTCATTGCGGCTTTTAATAAAGACATACCTAGATTAATTGCTGTACTCTTGTGAGTTAAAGCACTTTCCCCCACTAGTATAATATACATATTGGGGTACAATTTCCAATGCCCCCGCTGAATATAGGCACGCCGTCCCAAAGCAGTAGCTATCATAGAAATAGCTGTCCACAAGTGGAAGTCTGGTGGACTTTCTTGCTCCCCTATATAATCAAAATATGTATTAAAAAATCCATCTGGGCAATGCCTTTCAGTGGGCATACTAATGTTAATTGTTACCATGTTAAATCTTTCGGGGTTAATTTTTCATATCGTATTACGGAATCTTCTGTTAGGTCATTAAAATTTTCACCATAATACACAGAGATGGGTATAGTTAAAGGTTCTGCAGAACCAGGCAACGTAAATTTATGACAAAATGCTATTGTTAATGCTTTATAAACTAAAGGTCTTTCATCAACATAAGAGAATAGCACCAGTCCATCATGTGTGTTTAACCCTAACCTAATATGTGGCATATGTTTTACTGCGGGAATATCAAAGTTTCGTCGTTTAATACGAGAAAACATTCGTAATTTATTTGCCGCTAGATTAGTAAGTTCTCCGATGGCGGATTGGGTACGCCAAGCGTATGCTTTATTTAATAAATCAGGATGCCCCATTGGCATCACAAAGAAACGCCTACGACCAAGCAAAGAAGTTAAAGTAGAACTCTCTATTAATTCTTGTTTAATTAAACGTTGTCTTAATTGAATCCCTGGAAATTCCTTATAGTACATAGCGCGTTGCCATGCACAAATAGTATAAGGTAATCTACTTTCTCGCACCATTACGGATTCTTCTGCCCCATAATTTAAAGCATGGATTGTTTGCTTAGCTGTTTTATATACATACTTGGATTGAGCCACCTCTTCAGGATACCGCTCTTTTGTTTTTTGTAACATCCAACCATGTATTTTTTCTCCAGCATTTAATAGTTTTAACATACCCAACTCTTTGGCTTCTAGTGCGACTAGGTATGCTTCTGCCGCCCACAAATCCACTACCACTATTTCTGTTTTTCTCATTACTGCTCCTTTATTTTGGCGTTACACTGACCTGTGCCCATATATTATCTTTAGGTGGGATAATCATTTTTCGTTGCAAACCTGGGGATAGATTTTGTAAATTAGTTCCACCACTAAAGGTCTCACTAGCTTTACTATTTAATCGTCCTGTATCTGTACCGGCTGTATCATATTGTGTATGTATGTTCCCTTCATGCAAGGGGGTTTTTAATTTTCCCGCCATAGTACTAGAGGCTTTGTATCGAAGACATGCTTCAGCAAAAGCTTTAACTATTGTATCAGAGGTAGTCTTAGCTATATAAGCCATAGTAGCTTTATTCATTGTGATAGTCCCCCTATTATAAGTGGGTTTCACCCCTAACAATTCTAAGAACATCTGCTTTTTTTGCGTAGGACTATTCGGATTAAACTTACGTGAGTTAGAAGTTGTGTCCAAACTAAAAGGCAATACCTTGTTGAAGGCTTGTATAATATTCTCCATGATTGCACCCTCCTTGGTTAAAGCTAAATCCCTAAAGGGTATATCTACAGGCACTCCAAGCAAGTGCATTTCAACTGTGGTTCCAATAGTAGGATGGGTACAATATCTATAATGGTCTAATATATTTAAGGACTTCATCTCCTCTATCTCACCTAACATAATATGTATGTTAGCTATTGCATCCATTGCATTATACTTCCACCGATTCTCCAGCCCTCCCATTGCATTGAGATATTTATGATATGGTAAGTTTGTGTATAAGGAGATTAACGTACCCAAGTCTTTTGGTAGATCGCAATATAAATTGTGAGCCATTACCATAGTATCCCAAGCTAAATTATTTACGGGCATACCATACCAAGCTTCTAAAATAGCAGAATCAAATTTACTATTCTGTGCAACTTTGGGCATAGGAGAAGCTAATAATTTTTTAACTAACCCCATGATAATAGGTAGTTCATGAGCCCCATAATATTTAGATAAAGTTTGATGCCCCTTTGCACCAACCACTGTCCAAAAGGGAATACTAACACCCCAATCTTTTTCAGTAGCTAATCCAATACAATCTACTAGGTGTGCTTTATAAGGTTGCGGACATTCAATGTCATAAGATAATAAAGAACCATCTTCGTACATCTGTTCTAGTATAGCTTTGGCTTCGCTAAAAGGTGGTGCTGTTATTACCGTTGGGTCATCTTGTTTCATGCCAGCAAATTGCATTTCCTTTTTTATTTTATGCACATCATTAATAAACAACGCTAGATATTGTCCAGGCTTTTTAGATTTGTGTACATGTTTTTGACGCATTGCTGAACTTGGGGTTATCATGGGTAATATCTTACATTGTAAGCGGTCACTCCAAACGATATGACCACGCCAATTCATAATATTAGTTTGTCCTATTAAGTATTTAATTACGGATGAGCCTAGAGCTACCACAAGATTTGGTTTATGTGCTTTAATAGCCATCTCTAATTTTTGCACACCCTCAACAATAGCTGACATTTTATGTTCTTCAAAGTACGTAAATTTACTACCCCTAGGTATATCATATACCAAAACTTCACTACGTATTTCTCGCTCCGTCACACCTAAAGTTAGAAGTGTATTATATAATAACATACCTGATTGATGCGTAAAGATTTGTCCTACATCTTGCTTCAATACATGCGGTCCGACTACCCAGACTTTAGCATTAAGATTTCCACGTCCCATTTTAATCATACGACTCTCCTTATTTACTGCCCAATAAACACAGGGCTTTATAATAAACTTTCATGGTGGCTTCTATGTCACTGGTTGCTTGATGGGCTTCTATATGAATACCCCAGTATTTAGCTACAGTTGATAATTTGTAATCTGGTAGAACCAGCTCCCCGATATAAGCAAGTCTATGTATTAAGCTCAAGGCATCCAGTCGCCTCCAGTTTATCCAACTCCCTAAGTATCTATCATTGCACTTCTTAAAAAATTGATTTAAAAAATCTATATCAAAGTGTACATTATAACCACCCACATACATTTTATCTGCCCTGTCCCTGGGATTAATTTGTGTTGCCCACTCTGCTTTAAGGAGTTGCAAGACTTCTTCTGGTGCAGGATAAGATAATAACTCGTCTTTAGTTTTACCTATAATTTGTAAAGCTCGGTCTGATATATTATCAGGATTATGTGGAGCTATCACAAATGTATTTGCTTGTACAATCTCCCCACCTCGTTCTATAAGATAGGCTAATTCAATTATATCATTATGATAACTATTTAATCCTGTGGTTTCTTCATCTAGCCATAATACTGGTGTGTCTTTTTGCATCTACTTCTCCTGTTTATTGTCTAATATTTAACAACCAAGCCTCACGTAATACTTGAGTCTCACATATTGATAATACATTTCTATCATTGTCCATACAAACTTTGGTTACATTAATATCATAAGCCAAGGGATTAACAATGAATTGCCCCTTCAACGTTGTGGCTTTTATTAAACTGTGGTATAGCTGATAAGGTTTAGCTAGGTCATGTAAATTATGTGGCTCTTCTGCATAACTAATAACAGGGGATACGTATTTTGGTGCAACATCTGCCCGCTTAGAAATCCAGATGAATGGTTGATACGTATTGAATTCCCTTTTGTGCCAGATGTAGGGCATCTGTCCTTGATAAACCCTAAACTTATCCATAAGTTCCCGCATTGCCGCAAGCTGTGTGTTGTGGAAGAAAGCAAAAACATAACCATAAGGTTTTAATACCCGAAAGATTTCAGTTAAGATGGCTTCCCCCCGCTTAAACTCTTTTGTAAAATCAGTTATAATTAAATCTACACAGTCTTGTTCAATACCTTTAAGGGATTTTTCTGCCGTAGATTCAATAAACGTTTCTCGAACTTTAGCCATTATCTCACTTTGTACCACCAACGTGCCACTACTTAATCTTCGTAATCTTTTGATGGCTTCCCTTCGAGACATACATAAGGCAAGTTCTGGGTATAAGTCCAAAGCTGAAGCCAACTTCAATGCTTGACTTACTTTAGCTTCAGTCATGTTCATCTCTTCCGCAAACTCTGCTTGTGTATATCTCTTGCTAAATCTATCAGGTGTAAGTGTTTGATTTAATTCTGCTTTTAATTTAAAAATTGTTTGTATAGCTTGGTTTTCATCTTGCCAATTAAGTTGTTTGCGTCTTATGTTTTCCTCTAGTTCTATCTCCTGTTGTTGAATTGGGGATAAAGTTTCTCGCAGTATTGCAGTAATTAATTTCCAGCCAAGTTCTTTACACGCACGTAGTCTTCGCTCCCCTGCTAGTAATTGATATGTACCACCAGCTAAAGGTTCTACTATAATAGGTACAAGTAAGCCATACTGGTCTATACTAAACTTCAGCATTTGGGTATCTATTGCCCCGTTCCGTTGTCGGTTCCCAATGATTATATCTTTAATTTTTATTTGGATTAATTGTCTTTTCTTTGTGTCCATTTTATTCCTCGTAAAAAGGAGGGGTAGCATTACACCACCCCTCCATGTTTATTACTCCCCTGCGACAATTGCTTTGACAGTATTTATTAATCTCTCTGGATTATCCTTGGCAGGTTCCTGAGCGATAATAGCATCTGCTGTGCAATCTAGCAATTCATCCGAATCGAATTCATCACCATCTATATCAAGACCAAAGGCTAGAATTAAACTCTTCACAGAATCTAAAGCCCTTTGCCTTTCCATAGGAGACATGTCTTCATGTGGAAGCACAGTGTAAGAAGTAAAACGCACCCCTTCATGTGGTTCCCCAGGAGCTACCCCTATGGTAAGAACCAGCATGGGCTTACCTGGGTATTTACTATTAACCCCTGTCTCTTTGCCTTCTACCCCAACCACTCGAATCGGATACCTATCTGCGGGAACAGACTTCCAAACTACTCCATCACTGTTAAGTAAACCATCTACATGTATTATAGTCATAATATATACCTTTCTCTTATTGTGTACTAGACCCCAAAAGCACTCGCTTCTGTAAGGTTAAATTTTATTTCCCATATATCCTCCTATGTTTTAATAATGTTGCATACGTTGGATTAACTAAAGGTTCAAGTTCAAACATAACACTAGATGCAATATGCTTTTTGTATTTAGTAAAATGTAAAGTTCTAACAGCCCCTTCCTTTGCTTTCACTTCCAAGTCTAAATACAAAGTATCAGTGAAAATACTAGAGACATCTGTTTTAATAGAGCCAATTAAATTGGGTCTAATACTATGTATTTTACTTTCATCTTCTATTACATAATCTTCATGTGCAGTCATAACTACGATTTTGCCATGCGCTGATTTTAAACTATGGAAAAAAGTTTTGTACCAGTTTTTAATATCCCCATATATAGCTTGGGTACATGCCGCTGTGGGTGGTTTATTACTCTGCATCATTTTCGCAAACTGCAAAATAGTACTCATAGAGGTAGCACTATCTATTACAATAGTTGCTATATCATCTTGAGATTTTATCTGTTTATAATCTTTCCAGAATTTTGCAAATAAACTTTTTGCATCAGTAGCTTCCTCCAGTGCATAAGAAGTTTTACTTACACCTTCCACTCCATGCAAGGGGTGTAGCTTTTGATCAAAATCAAAAATGTGCATAGGTTTAGGGAAGTCTCGCAAGAGATGTGTCTTCCCTACCCCAGCCGCCCCATAGATCAAGAGTCTTATATTTTCACTAAGTTCCGAATTTATATTTGTCATTGTTTATCCTCCGTTGTTAATATTAATGTTGTCTTCGCTCTGGTTATTGCTACATACATTAAGTTACGTTCTTCCTGTGTTACTTGTCTATTGGAAGTTTCAAGAAAGTCCGCTTGCAATAAGATAACTTTATTAGCTTCCAAGCCCTTGCTTTTATGTATGGTTAGAAGAGGCACACCTTGTGCATTAAACATACATTTAATTTTATTGCGAAGTGTTTCTACACAATTATGTGTATCTAATATATGTAACAACTCTATCATATCGTGGAAGTATTCTTCTTTATGTATCCAACTATTAGCTTGTGCTTCTGCAAGTCTTGCATTTAAATTTTCCCACACAATATCCATACTTGTTGCATCTTGTAATAACCCCAGCAACTCTGCCGCAATGTCTGCCCCTACTACATGGCAAGCAATATCCATACTTAGAAGTTGAATGGCTAATTTAAATAAAGGTGCATTCTTCCTACAAAGAATCATTGCATCAGAGTTTTTCAATTCCTCAGCCCAATCTAATTGAGCCACAGGAATATTTTGCACTGATCCAACTTTATTAAAATAAGCTTCAATATCTGGGGAGTAGTTTCTAGCCGCCTCACAAATTTCAGGTGGACACCTAAAAGATTTAGACAACTTAAGTAGGGTTGCATTTAAATTAGTACCCATACGTTGAAACCCCTGTGACACTGCACCCCTAAACCCATAGATAGTTTGGTGAGGATCCCCAGCTAGTATAATACGTGCGCCCTTTTTATAGAGTTCATATACATACTCTTGTTGTGGGGCATTTAAATCCTGCACCTCATCTACAAATACAAGTTTATAAGTGGGAAATTCCCACTGCTCCCTTAGTGGCAGAATTAACATATCAGTAAAATCTATTACTCGATAACAAGACACATCCATGTACGGATGTATTGCCATTAAAATCTGTTGTAATTCTGGCATAGGAATTATCATATCTAATTTTAATTCCTCACATAATTCATCCAGAGTTACTTGATCATATTGAGCTATTTGATTTTTACATTGCATACGCCTTAACCCTGCTGACATCGTTGAAACAAACTCATATTCTTTTGTCGTGAGTTCTATCTTCACCTTGTACTTCAGGATATTCACCACTTTATTTTTGTTAATACGATACTTTTTTAAGTGTTGTTTGCATAATGTATTGCCTAACCCGTGCATTGTTTGTGTATTCAACCCACGGCAGGATAATTCATCTGCAATACTTTTATTATAAGCCAAGAACAGAACATCTTTTACCCTTGTCCTTTTATATAACATCTCCAAGGTTGAGGTTTTACCAGCCCCTGCTTCAGCTTGGATTAAAAGGTTGCTGGTAGACCCCGTGAATCTCTCTAATATATAGAGTTGTTGTGGAGTTAATGTGTACATGTAGCACCCCCTGAAAACGGAGCCCGCAAAGCCTTATCTTGTAACCCATACATACAAAGAGATAGATAAGGACACCCGCCCCAGTCTGCACATAAACGTTGATTGCAAGGAAATACTTCCTCCCCATACTTCTCATCATCTATCCGTGGCAATATCTTTGCAATCTTTTCTTGCAGTATATCTGATTTATATATATAAGTTCGCAAAGCTTCTTTTCGTTGCAATTCTGTGTAACAAAAAGTACGACGTACAAAGTTAGAATGTTTCCCATCTGGTCTAGACGGAGTTGAGATAGCATCAACTAATACACTATCATAATCTATCCCATAATGTCGAAGTATAACTTCTCCGTACAATAAGAGCTGGAAACTATTTTCATACTTCTTAAAAAAGTATGGAGTTAAATACCCACCTGTAGTTTTTGTATCTACTATAACAAAGCCCGCACTCTTTTCTAATCGATCTAATTTGGAACCTAGTTTTGTACCATTAGGCATATCCACTAGGCGATACTTCTCTACCTCTTCCACCACAGAGCCATCATCATGGTAATAATCTACATACCTATTTAATAGTTGAACACCCTGTTCAGCATTTTTAGTTTTAGAGCCCGCCATTTGACCACTCTTCCACGCCTCCATAAAGGCTTTGATAGTTGCAAGTTTTCTAGCCTGTAACTCTTGACCAGTAGTTAGATAGAACTGTGCTACACCCTCGTGCATTGCACTGCCAAAGACTGTATCAACACTCCCCCCTGGATAGTTGAGTTTTAATATCTTAGATATGTAGAATTTTCTAGGACATTCAGCGGTGGTTAAACTACTGTATGAGAACTCAAACTTTGTTGGATCAGTTCTAATTACAGGAGCTGGCGCAGGATGTGCTTGTATTTTAGAATCTATATTTATCTTCATAGGTATACCACTTTCTGTTTTACTACTTTCTTGGCAGTCTTTTTCGTGCGTGACTTTTTGCTGATTGCATCTTTATATCTAGTTTCAGCTCTGTCTATGATTGCTTGAAGTGATTGTTCATCTACTTCTAACACCTCATGGATAAAGGAATAATATATTTTAACTTGCTCCGATGGAACCAACAACATATCACCTATATTCAATGGGTTAATTTGCACCATTGCGGCTTCAGGAATACATTCAACCTCTGCCTCTAGCCGCATGTCAGTGCCTGGAGTTAAAAGCCAGACACCATCTTCATCTAATACATTAACTATATCACCTACATATATAGGTTTTTCATCTACATCATGTGCGTTAAACATAATCAACCCCTTTTATCTGTGAAATTTTGCCCTGCTTCACCTTCACGTAATAGAATATCAATATCTATTTCTGCTAGTATAAGCAACGCCGTCTTTTTATCTGTCAATAATTCTGTCTCCAGATATTCCGAAAACAAACCACTTAATCTTTTCATTTTTTTAATTGTCATTAGCTTACCCTTTATATTAATAATTAATTTAATCTACGTTTATGTTATGTTATCCTATGCTAATCCCCTTTCTTTCATATCACATTCAAAACATAATTCTTCGCTACTTGGTATAATCGCGTCACATAATTCACAAGAGTGTATATGCCCCGTACCTGCACAATCTGGACACACATAGAACGCACCATCTACTTGCATTTTACCTTGAATACAAAAGGGGCATGAAGTTACCATTCGCTTACCTCCTCTAGTTGTTCAAGTATTTTAGCTATCGCTGGTATTTGTGTTAGTTCAGCGAAGAACTCCTCTTGTTGTTGAGTAAGTTCATGAACTCTTGCATCAGCTTGCTCAATTGATTTAATTAACTCCACTAAAATAGACAAATTTTTTCCTGGTATATATGTTAATAGAGCTTGTGCAAATGTATTCTGCTTTTGTATAAGCAATGCCTGTGCATCAAGTAATCTATCTTGTAAAGTTAGGAACTCTGCAAATGTGTCAATTTGTTTTTCTTTCATTTTAACCTTTCAGGATAAAGCAGTAGTATATACCGCGTAACAATAATTGAATTAAAAATATATAAAATAAATACGAAGTAATATATTTAAGTATAGTTCGTACTAGAATGAAATGTGTTATAACTGGATCAACCTTCATCGTCTTCCTGCCTTTCTTTTAATTTTAGTTCTATATTTAAAATCACATCAAGCCAAAATTGAAACTCTTCTTTATAATTTATCTCTGTCATTAGTTATCCCCCATGTATTAATTTCATCTTCTGTATACTGCTTTGCATTAGGTAAATCTGTATTCCATAAACGCATTTCTGATGCATTACAACCTTTTGCATTGCGGTGTTCCTCTATTGTATACTGCTCTGTATCAGGTAAGTTTTTATTCCACCAACGCATCTCTATTGCATTGCCATGTTTTTCCTTGAACAGTGATTTATCCCATAAATGTACCCCTTTTACTTTGCTATGCTCTAATTTTGTGTATTGTTCAGCATTAGGAAGTTCTATATTCCATCGAAGTATCTCATGCGCATCACATCTATCCGCTTTACTATGTTCTAGTTTTGTATATTGTTTTTTGTTTGGATTCTCTACATTAAAATCTCTCATTTCTTTTGCTGTCATGTTATTCTCCTGCATTAATTTCTTCTATTGTATACTGTTCTGCTTTTGGCAATTTCGTATTCCACCAACGCATTTCAGAAGCATCACATCCACTAGCTTTGCTATGTTGTAGTT